GCTGCACCTGTTCATAGGTGTCGGAGGGCGCATCGGGCTTTGCAAACATGCGCTCGCTCATCTGCTTGATGAGAGCGGCGCCGGCAACCGGGTTGGACAGGTAAAGCCCCATGGCCGGGCCGATCTGGTCCTCACGCATCCCAAGCGCGCGCATCGACGCGCCGAGGCCCTGTGCGCCCTGCTTGGCGAGGGCCTGTTCCTTCTCCTGAGCCGAGCGCTGTTCCTTGCCTTCGAGAAAGCCGCCAAGCGCCCCAGCCGCCAGCTTCGCGTAGCCGAGCGACTTGTTATAGATCGGCTCGGCAGTGCCAGCCTGCTTCACCAGACGCGCGCCGTAGCCATCGCTGCCGGCCTGTGCTTTTTTGCGTGCGGCAAGCGCCTGAACAAGCGCGGCGTCGGGCGAGCCGTCTTGGCCAAGCCCCAAAGCCTGCGGAATGTAGTTGACCATGGCTTCAGCCCCACTGACCGGAAAGGAGTTTAGCGAGCGCGTCCTGCTCTTGCGTTTTCTGCGGCTGGTTGGCCTTCAGGGCTTCATCCCATGAGGCATAGCCGCGCTGAACGGCGTCGTCTTTCAGCCGCCCGTCTAAGGCTTCGTTGCCGGTGAGCGCGCCGCCGTTGTAGACCGCCGTCTGGAACGCCTCGGGGCTCATGGGCTGCTGTGCGGCTGCCATCGGCATTGATGGCGTACCGTCCATGGCGGGCGAGCCTGAGGTGACGGGGATCGCGGCGGGAGGCGGCGGGGCCTTGTTGACGGTCATTTCAAGCGGCCCGCCGCCGCCCATTTTGCGGTCCCATAGGCCCGCGAACTCGCCCGCCGACATATTGACGTTGCCGCCGTTGAGCCGAAGCGCCTCCGAGCCGACCGCATTGACAGCCGGCGCATTCGGATTCCGAAGCAGCTTTGTTGCCCCTCCGATGCCCTGCTGATGGGCAAGATACAATTCGCCGGGGGTCGGCTCACGCCCAAGCATACGGGCCAGCGCGGCGCGATTATCGGACGCCAACCGAATGCCCGCATCAATGTTGGCGATGGGGTCAAACGGGTTGCTCAGACCGTATTGCCTGCCAGTCGAGTTGATGAACTGGAACACGCCAGAGGCAGAGGAATTGCGGTTTTTGGCGTTCGGGTCCAGACCGCTTTCGATCTGCGCGATGCGCGTCATCGCATTCGGGTCGAGGTTGGCCGCAAGCGCCCTGCGGCGGATTTCGTCTGCGATTGCGGCCTTGTCCATCACAGCCCCGCCAGTTCGTAATTGACGTGCTTAAAGCCGCCGATCTCCCGCACGGCTTCGGGATGCAGCGCCTCGACCTCATCCGCCATCAGGCCAAGCTGGTCCTCGTCGTCGCCGTGGTAGCGGTAGACATAGACCGGGAGGCCGTTGCGAAGCGTGCCGGCAGATACGATGCCCGTTTTCGCGCGGCGATCCGAGAGCTTGAACAGGCCGCCAAGCGCCGTGCTGCCGAGCTCGAAAAGCCCGCCCGTCGTGGCGGCGTTGGCCTGTAGCTCGGCTTGGTAGTTCTTCTGCGCGATGTCGGCAGACTTGTAGACGTAATCGCCAACCGGCGTTCCCGCGATGGTGCCCGCTTGGTACGGCGTGAACTGCGGCATGTTGACCTGAGACTGACCGAGCAGCGCCGAAATCTCGTTGATCGGCGCATTCCGAAGCGCCATCCGCTCTTGGATTTGCCGCTCGCGGTTGGTCGATGTCGCCTGCAATTGCGCCATGAGCTGATTAAAGCTCTGATTCTGCGCGTCGTTTTCCAGAGCAAACGATTGGAAATCAAGCCCTCGCAAGCGCGACTGCTCCTGCCCACCAGCCGCGATGACGCCAAGGCGAGCGTCGTTGGCCTGCCGGTTGGCGCTATCTAGTTCGTTCCTGAATGCCTCGGTTGATCGCGTGAAACCCTGATTAACAAGCTGGTTTTCTAGCGCCGCGCGGTCCCGATCAAGCTGGGGGTTCAGACGCTCATAAAGCGCGTTTTCGACACGCTGCCGGTCAGCAGAATAATCCTGCGTGGGCAGTTGCCGCCTGATCTCTCCTGCCGCGCCGCCAAGAATTTTCGCCAACACAGTGCGGGAGTCGTCGGGAATGTCATCAAACGACAGCGGCGTGCCGAGCGAGGTTTCAAGCCGGCCCGCCTGCTGATTGGCGATGTCAAGGAACTGCTGCTGGACCTGATTGGTCTTGTCGTATTTGGCTTGTTCAGCCGGCGAGAGCGTCGTGATGCGTTCCCACTGCGGGATGTCGCGATACGACATTTCGGCGTCTTCAACCCAGCGCCCGCCGCCGCCGCCTTCCTCCATGCCGTAGGGCGCAAGGTTGGCGTAGTTGTCGCCGGTAGCGTTGCCTGCGACTGCGCCGGGATCAACCGGCGTCGAGCGCGGGACGTAGCCCGTGCTATTGGAGCCGGGATCGGCAACCCAGCGGCGCGACGTGCGAGGCGAGCCGTCGCTGTTCAGGACAGGCTCGCCCAGCCGATAGCTGCCCTTCTGCTGATAGCGCACGGAGCCAAGTGGGCCGGTTTCGTCCGCATTGCCCAGCACGGTATTGGCGACAGCCGTCGAGACGTTGGACGAGGTCTGCGCGCGTGCCGTGGCGTAGGGATCGGGCGGCGGCGGCGCGGAGGGTGCACTCTTGCCCATCAGGATGCCTTTTCGAGAAACCGGACATCCCCGCGAAGCATGCCATAGAGGCAAGCATCTTGGTGTCCGTCATATGCGCGCCTTGCGACGCCTTCCAGCTTCCAGCCCAAGCCCTCGCTGAACCTCCGGCAACGCTTGTTCTTGCGTCCGATGATACAGGTCAGGCGAATGACGCCGAGTTGGTTGAAGGGATACGAAAACAGCCGCCGCAGGATCGCCGGATGAGCCCAAGACGGGTCATCGGCTGCGATGGACACTTCAATGTCGATGCCGGGCCGGTAGTTGTGGAACACGACGCCCGCCGCCATCCGCTCGCGCCTGACGACACCAAGCGCGGCGAAGGCGTTGTGGGGCGCCCTGCCCATCAGGACAGGAACACGCTCGCCAACCCATTCGCAGACCTTGGCGTCGGCGCCGTAAAGCACCGAGCCGACGATGACAGGCTCGGTCATAGCGGGCCGCCCTTGTCATACATCAAATCTACGCCCTGGAGCGTCATTTCGATGTCGGTGGCGACAGCGAACGCCAGCGAAACCGACGAACCGATGCCGCTTACGCCTTGCCATCGGGTGATCGGAACGGAATTGGCATACCAAGACGCCACGTCCCACTCGGCCACGTCCCACTCCGCGCCGTCGCCCGTGATAAGGGTGGTCGTGGCGACATCAGCCGTGGAAAGGTCATAATTGACCTTCACCTGAAACTCAGGCTCGTAGCCCGATGGCCCCTGCATGATGGGGCGGGCCATCGTGTAACGCTTTTCTTCTACGCCATCCGGTCTGACGTACGCCATTTGCAGCCGGGACGTAATCGGGGCTCCGTCGTCGGTGAACGTCTGGCCGTAGCGGCTGACAATGCCGCCCGCCTTGCCGAAGTAGATTTCGTCATTAAACAAGCCTATGCACGCTGCGGGAATGCCCGTGAACCGGCACCATCCGCCCGTGTCTGCCGACATGACGAACTGCACGCTCTCGCCCGTCACGGCGGTCGGTACGTTCATCAGGATCATCCCCTCGCCCGGGGCTTCCAAAATGCTCCACGCCGCATCCGATGGGGCGATGCTGTAGGCTAAACGAAAAGCGTCTGAAATTTTGTCGGTAAGCGCGGAGCGACGCTGGATCGACCCGGCAGACGGCAGGACGTCGGCAAGAGAAACAGGCCCGTCAATGGTGAGAACGCCAAGATCAGCGCCAGCCTTGACGAAACAGCGCCGGGTGATGGGCCTTTGAATGCGGAACACGCCGACCAGCGCCCATGTGGACGCGCTGGCAGGGTCCGTCCCCTGGTAGACGATCACCTCGCCCTCGGACGTAACGAACACAAGCAGATCGTCGGCGCCGTCGCCGCCATCGCGGGACCATGAGCCGATTGAGGTCAGTTCGCCGCCGAGCTTGCACAGGCCGCCCAGTCCGAACTTTGTAGCAGCGCCCGCGACGGACGAAGTAGGCAAATACCATGCGTTGAGCGTGGCCTTCTCCGCAAACCACAGCCGGTTTTTGTGCGCCGTGACGGTGACGAAATCTTCGGGGGTCGCAACCGTAATGGACGGCGTTGACCATGTGGAACCGTCGTAATGCCTTGGCGCGTCGAGGCCGTTGACGATATAAAGGAAAGTGTTGGCCGAAGTCGCAAACATGGTATGCTGCCACACCGCGCTTGTCAGGCTGCCCACGACCGCTGCGCCGACAGCGCCCGATGTCGAGATGTCGAAGATGTTGGCGCCGGCAGCCGCGAAGAACTTCCTCCCCGATCCGTCGTCAGGCGAATACTCCATGAGGCTTTCGACAGCATCCGTCATGCCGGTCGCATATGACGTGTTGCCCTTGCGATTTTTTATTCCGAGCAGACCCGGAATCCAGTTGTCTAAAACAATGGCTTCGTTCGGCTTCATCGCCTCGTAAGCGTCGCGGACATTCCATCCCATGACGGGCGCCGGGAGCCGAACGACGTTATTGACGCGCCCGCCGCCCTTACCGCCGCCCTGTCTCTGCGCCATCACATCGCGAGGGCCGACCATCAGATGTTCCACGTCTCGGGGACTTGCAGCTTGGTCGCCGCGCGGTCGTAGGCGTTGGGATCGGTCGTAATGCGGGGCTTTACGCCATCGCGCATTTCAGCATCCGCGACGCGGCGCTCGTACATCTGGATATCGTCGGCGTAGGAGAGGCCCTTGACCTGACGAAAGCGCCAGATCAGGCCGAGCGTCATCAGCCCCTCGTCAATCCGCCCGAGGTCGGTGTCGGCAACCCAATCGGCCTGCGCGGTCCCGCCCGCCGACTTGCAGAAGTTCTTGCTGACGTACTCATAGGCGACGGTTTCGCCCGCAGGCGGGTTAGGCGACATCAGGATGGCGTCGCCCCTGATGCGGAACGTCGGGTTGACGTAGGTCACAAGCGACGCCTTCGTCTGCTGCCATTCCTCGGCAGACAAAGGCCCGGCGACGCGGCGGCGCGTTCCCCGGTTAAACATCGTCTCGGGAATCATCCGGTCGTAGTCATCGGGGATGGCGCTGGTCTGCTCATCCGCCGCGACCGTCGTGAACGTCTTCTCCGCCGTGATGGCCTGCCATGGATAGCGGCGCATCAGCGACAGCCCCTCCTCCGTCGCCAGCCGAAGCAGAAGCGCAGCATTCTCGTTCGTGTTGTTAACGATAGCGCTGGGCACGCCAACATTGAGTTGGCGAGCCGCTGCCTGGCAAAGAGAGAGCAAACTCAAGGCACACTCCTCCAAATGATGCGGCGGCGAATGCGGCTAATCGTAACCTCTGTGACGCCGTAAAGCGGCGCGAGAGATTTACCAGTTGCCTTGCTCGACCTGATTTGTCGGACATCGGCTTCTGTCAGCTTGGCCGCGTGGTGGCTTTCGCCTTGTGGCAGCGCGCGGATTTCGCCGGGCTTCCAATCCATCCGACCCTTGCGGCTGGCGTCGGCCATGTTGTCGGACGCAGTTCCCAGAAAGAGATGGTCTGGGTTCACACAAGCGCGGTTATCACACCGATGGCAGATCATTTTGCCAGGCGGGATTGGGCCGTTTTCACAGGCCCAAGAGTAACGATGCGCTCCGACGACTGTGCCGCGCCCGGTCCTTATCCGACCGTACCCGGCGCAAGTCGAAGACGTCCAAAGCCAGCAGCCGCTGTTAGGTTCGGGAATGTACTGGGCAGCGAACCTTTCCGAAGCGCCAAGGTTCGTCATGCCAGACATCAGGCGGCCTCTGTCTCGGCGGCGCGACGCGCGGCCAGTTCGGCGTTGCTGGGGCGGCCACGGCGCGGAGCCGGAACGAAGCCTTCGCCGCCCGTCTCGCCGTCATCGTCAGTGGCCTCGGGAACGGTCTGGATCAGCGCCGTCTTGGCGTCGCGAAGCTCGGCCTCCAGAAGCTCCATCCGCTGCTTCATAGCGGCCATGTCAGCCGCAGCGCGGTTGGTATCCGCCGACTTAAGGAACAACTTGGCCTGCTCGACCATGGAACGGCCATTGGGAACCGCAATGCGCTGGAGCAGCGTGTCGGTGAGCGAGGCCACGTCCTCGACGGTGTAGATGCGATGCGAACGCAGGATTTCCGCGTCGTCGGGCTGCAAGAGGTTCCACGCGGCCAGCGGCGTGCCGTTGGCGGGGACTTCCTTGCCCTGCTTCCATGCGTCGTACTTCTCTCCGATAATGTTGGCGCGCGCCTGGGCGATCTGAATGGACGGGTTGTCGCTGTCGCCGCCCTGCTGGACGGACATGAGCCGCGAAACCTTCTCCGTCACCTTGGAACGGTCCAGACCGCCGAAGGGGCCATAGGTGACGTAATCGACGCCGATCATCTTCGCCGGATCGGCGGGGTCGGGATGGTACTTTGTGAAAAAGCGCTCGACATCGATGCGGAGAGGTTCGGACATGGTGGCCCCATATGAAAAAGCCGCCGGAGAGGATTCCCCGGCGGCGGTTAGCGTTGCGAATGATCGAAACGATCACTCAGGGAAGGCGCAGAGGATGATCTTCGCCGAAGCATCGACCGCGTAGGCGACGATGACATCGGAGACGAGCGCCGAGACGTCCAGCGTGCCGTCCGAAGCGCCGACCGCAGTCAGGGCGTTGCCGTCAACGCCAGCCGTGAGGGCCGGGGTGATGGTGGCGCGGCCCCTGATCTGAATCCAGCCGTATTCGCCGTCAGCGAGAACAGCCTGAAGCACGCCAGCGCCCAAACCAGCCGAATCCGACAGGTCGGACGTGACAACGGTCGTGGAGCCCGCCGAAGTGCCGCCCGGCGCGTAGTAATAGCAAACGTTGCCGGCGACAGCCGCGACAGGGCCGGCGCCGGTATCGTACTGCACATACTTGTAGAGGTTGCCGTCGCTCGTCTGGCCGATGGAGCCGAGCTTGAACTGCGGCGTGGTATCAACCGCAGCCGGGATGATCCCGATGATGTAGCTCATTGTGCTAGTTCCTTGTTGATGAGCCGATCACGCGGCGTCGATGAGGATGCCCTGACGGCGGCGGGAGTCGGTGACGAGGTTGCCCATCCAATACATCGGGATGACAACGCCATCCTGATTGATCGGCTTCTTCTCGTCGTCCTGCGTCCACTGCGCTTCGGAGTGCTGGATGAGATAGAGGTTTTTCGTGTTGATGAAATACATCCGCTCAGCCGTGGTGCCGAAGTTCGTGTTCGTGTCGAAGACGACCGAAGCCGACTTGTATTTCAGGGTTTCAAAGCCAGCCGCAGCCATCGAGGCGTCGGTGTAGCGCTGGTTGTCCTGAAGGCTCTCCTCATACGCCGCATAGAAATCGTGCGAGGACAGGAGCAGATCGGGCATTTCCTGACCGAAGACCGTGTTTAGCCACAGGGCGTTCATCTCGCCCTTGATGGTCGATTTGGTCCAGGTGTTCGTGCCGCTGATCTCGCGGAACTGGTTGCGCCAGTTGGTATAGGTGGCCGAGTTGATGCCACCGACCGTCCCCTGACCGTTGGTCTGGATCAGGAGGGCGAGTCCGCCAATCTGGTTAGTCAGCGCGCCGTCCGAATACAGATCGATGGATAGGTTGTTGGCCGCAGTCGCCTTGGCCGCGTCGATGCGGGCCTTGACGAGGTCGATCATCGCTTCCTTGCTGTTGTTCATGCGAAGCTCGCGCCCGCTGGCAACAACGTGAATGGCCGCCTGCTGCCAATCGAACTTGGCCGCCGACAGCACCTCGGACTGGTTTACGTTGAGCGTGTCCAGGCCGCTGAAGCGCTGATAGGTCGAGTTTTCAGCGTACGAGATCGGCTTGGCGATTTCGTAGCCGCCCGACTTGGTCTTGATGTTGCCGCGCTTCTTCATGAAGCGGAGCAGCGCGTTGTTGTTGGTGATGTTGTCCACCACGTCGGTGGCGTGATTGCGGAGCGTGGTGGTGACCATCTCCGTAAAGGTGGCGTTTGCCGAAGGCATTGGCTCTGTTCCTTATCGCGATTGAGCCGCTTCCCATGCTCGGGACAGCGTCTCATCAATGCTTGCAGAGGGAGCAGCGTTGGCGGGGGTGGAACGGACGTTGAGCGATCCGGCCTGCTTGGCCTTGGCGGCGGCGGCTGCGGCTTTCGCGGCATCTGCCTTGCGCTGATCTTCGAGAACCTTCGTTCGCGCCGTAGGGTTGGCCCAGACGGCTTTCTCGTAGGCTTCCTTCAGGTCAGCGACGACGCCTGCTTGCAGCAGTGCCGCCATGTCGGTCTTCACGTCGTCAAAATACGGGTGCTCAGGGCTGGCCCGGAATTGCTCGACATCAGACTTAAGGGATTGCTCGAATTGCTCGGCCTCCTGCTTGGCGCGGAATTGCGCTTCGCTTTCCAGCCGGTCGATGCGCTGCTGGAGCGTTTCGACCCTCGGATCAATCGGAGGCTGTTGCGTCTGTTCATTCCCACCCGGCTGCTGGGTGAGTTGGCCAAGGTTCACGCCGTAGGAGCGGGCAAGCCACTGAATGCCGGAGAGCGGATCGCGGTCGAGGATGGACTGGGCGTTGAGTAAACGCTGAACAGCCTGCGCCGGGGATATGCCTTCTGCCTGCAAACGAGACTTGACGGGGTCTAAAACCCGGTCCAGTTCCTCGAACGGCTTGAACTTGTCAGCCGTGGTCTGAAAGCCCTTCGCGACTTCGGCCTCACGCTTCAGGATGTAGTCCCTGGCGTCGGGGTCGAGCTTGGTCCAGGCTTCGGTTTTGTCCTGCGGCCACGATACGGGCGGTTTCGGTGCTTCTCCTGCCGGAGCAGGGCTGGCCGGTTTATCCGTCGTGGCTTCGGATGGCTTGTCGCCCGGCTCGACCTTTTCGGGAGCCTTGGCGGTGAATTTTCCAGTTTCGTCGCGCGGCGTGTTCAGGCGATCCCAAACGTCGCCGGCTGTCTCTTCCATGGACGGTGCGGCAGGCGCCTCTTGCGAGGGCGTGCTGACCGTCTCAACGGAAGCCGGTGCGCTTTCGACAACAGCGGGCTCTTCGGCTGCGGCAGGCGCCGAGCCGGTCTGGTCTTCAAATGACATGCGGGGTTAGTCCTCTATGGTCCGCAACCCGCGCTTCCTTGCGAAGTGAGGGTTACGGTAACCTCGGGGCTTTCGGGGCTCGGCAAGCACGCAGTCGTTGCGCTTCAGGTCTTCGCGCTGGTGGGAACGCGAGGTGATCGGCAGCCCGTTGATGGGCGAGCGGTATTCGGGCACGTCAGGAATGACCATCGGCGCGCAGATTGCGTTAGGGTCGCGGACGTGCATCGGCAGCCCCGTTGATTTCTCAACGAAGCCGGTGTCACGCCAAACGTAAGTGGTCATGCGAGGATCAGCATCTCGATATCGTCCTCGTCCTGCTCAATCGCGGCCTGAATGGCGTCGTCCAGAATGCGGGCAAGCCGCGCTCTGTCCCGTTCGGCTGCGATGCCTTGCTGTTCGGCTGCGATGGCCTGTAGCGCGTCCCGCATTTGCGCGAGCTGGGCTAGGTCGGCCCGTAGTGTGGACTGCGCCGCCCGCCTGAACTCAACTTTTGACGGCCGGCTAGGTAGGTCAGGCTCGATCTGTGCGGCGTCTAGAACCGCCTCGCGGGCCTGTCCTGTCGCCTTGTCGTATGCGGCTGCAATGGCGTCCGCGAGAAGCTTTTCGCGGGCTGCCTCGTCGTCTTCGTAGCGCTCGCGGGCCTTGAACCGTTCAAGTGCGTTCTTGCGGTAGGCTTCGGAAAACCCGCCGCCGACCGTGACTATCTCCGCAGGCGGGACAACAGCGTCGTGAAGCCTGAGGAGGAGGGACACCTAATCACTCCCAGGAATGGATGACGGTCGCCGTTCCCCAAATTACCTGAGAGGCCGTCGCCGTGCCGATGATGAACTTTGCGACGAAGGCGAAGAACTCGCCGGGGTTGACGTAAATCGGGCTTTCGAAATCGATGGTCAGCGCGCCCCTGTCAGGCCCAGCGCCGATGGGCGCGGCAATCGGCCATGTCATCAGGCCAACCGGAATGCGCCGAGGAGCTTTGGTCGTCGCCGCTTCGGTCGTCGCCAGCGAAACAGCCGTGTGACCGAAAGCCAGCGACCATTGCAGGACCGTTGCCGTCGTGGCGACTGCCGCGCCCGTGTTGACGCAATCAATGCGGATGCCGTTGACCTTCAGGCGGCGGTTGCGGGTTGATACGGTCGCGGCGGGAACCTGAAACGAACAGACGATGCCGT